TCAGACCGTGCTCGGCACCAACCTGACGACCTTGTACGTGCCATCAGGATACGGAAACACGAAGTCTTCGTCCAGACGTTTGCACGGCGGCAGTGATGGATTTGGCACAGTGGGGTGCACACCCTCCTGAAGGATAAGAAAAGCGTCGATGTAGGCGCCGCCGTCCGCTGGTGCCGCGTTTACGATCGCAATCGCGGCTACTGCTCCGTCGGCAAATGTGTGGTACCAGCCTCCAGCAATATCGCCGGGCGCCGCTACGTTACTCTCGAACCCGAGGCCTCGTCCAAGGATATCCGTGTACGTGGCCATCTCGGCTTGCGGCACGACCAACCGGGCCGTGTCGTAGCCTATGCGTTCGTAGAGCACACCATCTGCTAACAGAGGCACAAGCTTCTTGAGGCTTGCGCGAGCCAGATTGCGATCGAAGAACGCCTCCATGCACGCCACCTCGCTACCTTTGGGCATCTCTGCCGTAGCGGGCGGGGCTGTGGCCGACAACGGTGTCGTCAGCTCTTCGTCAAAACTAGTGATGAACGTCTCGAAGTCTTCCTGACTCGTATGATCGATCACTCGTAACAGCGCCAGCTGGTCGTCAGCTGACAGCTTATGCTTGTCGGTGAGCGCGAGTATGCGCTCAGCAGGAGTTAGATTTGACACGTTTGAAGTATCCAAATGGGAGTCTGAATCGCTTGCACCGGATGCTATTCAGGAACGTGGCCATGACAGCCGGGTCGCTCCGAAGCCATCCGGGCGGATATTTGAAAATACCTCCGATCAGCTTTGCGATCGTGAAGTCGCGCGGACGCTTGACGACCCGGAACGAGTCGCCGAGGTCTGCGTTCCAACCTGCTGGCATTACTGCCACGCAGCTGTGCATTCGCAGCCACCGGCCGCAGCTACCGTCCTTTGCCGTGGCCTTATAGACCAGCGGAGACAACGTGTACCAGTAGAAGCCGCCAAGGGCGTCCTTCATGTACTTGTCGCGGAACTGCTTCGGAAACCAGCGCTCCGTCATGAACACTTCGTCAAGGCTGGTGGTCAGCCCACCATCCGCGTCGAAGTAAATGTCCCGATGCTCCGTGCAGGTGTGCCGGTAGGTCACCAGCGTCGCCTTCCTGCGGCGTACCAGGTCACTCACCTTAGTGTAGATACTGCTGACACGCCTGGAGAAGCACCAAGGACAGATGATTAGATTACACGTGGTTGTCCACGGGTCGACGTGGACGCAGCACACCGGGCAGTTGTGCGCGAAGACGAGCTTGCTGGTGCTGATCTGCGCCCATTCATGCCGCGCAAGCTCTGCGCAGCGCATACGCCAGATCCCTCGCGCCTCCTGCAGCTTCGGTATGAGCCCATAGGGATAGGGCTTAACCTCGCCTACGATCGGCGCGACGGTTGAAAGATATTCACACAGCATCCGCGGGGATTCTGATGGAATACTCAGCTTGGCATCAATCGTCCTCATCCACGTCGTCCGTGACCTCTGGTGCGCCCGTTAAGAACGGTCGGATTACGATATCGTCGAGTTCGTCTACCGCGTGGCGCACCTCCGCAAGTGAACCGCCTGCGAAAACTACTTCACGCGCATCGTGATCCCAGGCCAGATAAACCTCTTCGCCTGGGCAGTTGAGATCTTCGCAAAGCCTATCGATTTGCTCGAGAGACATCACCGTGATCTCTGCCATTTGCACGACCCCGTCTAGCAGGATCGGCCCCGTCTCCTCCAACGCCCGCTGGAGCATCCTAAGTCCGGTTAGGATGTGTGCTAGGCCTTGGTCATCCACCTCCAGTAACATTGGTATCCTCCAATGGACGCGCCCTGTCAACACCCTTCAGGGACAGCCTGAAGAAGCGTAAGAGTTCGCTGTCCTCCAAATGTCCCTTCCAGTACGCGTCCTTTATCCAGTTGCGTAGCTGTTCAGCGGGAATGTCGTCCAGCCAGTTAACAAATTGTTCCATCGACGCCGCGCGTGCGGGATCTATTGGCATGTGTGGCTCCTTAGCAAAAAACCCCGGGCGCCCGAAGGCGCCCAGGGCCCATGAGTTCCGCTACGCCTCGATCAGCGCGGCCGTACGTCTCTCGACGGCTTCGTCGATCATCCGCTTAGCGCTTACCAACGCCGCAGCAGCCTCGATGGGCGCCGTCTGTTGCAACGACGTTGCCGTACCGAGCATGCGCTCGCCGTGCGCGATGATCTCGCCGGTCGTCAAACCGGACAGGTCGACCACGTTGACATCACTGCTGGGTGCGACGATGCGATCGTCTACCGTCGGCGACGCGCTCGCGGGAGTCGCTTCGGGCGCGTCGTCGCGGATCGGCTTGATCCGTCGTGGCACGGGCTGGCGGGCGGCCCAGCTCTTGGACCTGTGCGACTCTACCAGCTCCGGGTCGTGGCCTGCGGCGATGCAGGCGTCCATCGCCTCGGTGTGCGTACCGCGATGCAGATGCTTCAGCCACCACTGGCGCAACCAGCGCGAAGCGGCCGTCAGGCGCGGGTCGTCGAGACCGTTGGCCTTGCCGTTCTTCTTCGCGTTGCGCGTCTTTGTCAGTTTGCTACGCGCTGCGCGCAGCTTGCCGGCTTTGTTCAGCAGCCAACGCACAGCGTGTGACCGCTTCAACAGATACTCCTCGTCCTCGTTCTCGAAGCCGTGCTTCTGCAGGTAGGCGACCGCTGTCGGATGCTCGTCGTCGGGGTGAGCCAACCAGAACTTCTCCAACGCGATCGTCAAAGGCTGCTTTTCCTTACGTGCCATGAGACACCTCCATAGGAAAAAGGTTACGGCGCTGCGCATAGGCAGCACCACGTGTTCACCAGTGATACTGGCGAAGGAAATCGCAGATCGGGCCGTCGGCGTCGATCCGCACGAAATCTATCTCGTGGCTGTGCGCCACAGACAGTATGTGTCCCACCGAGGGACTGAAGCCAAAGTCGTTAAGGGTCTCTAGGATGCCGTCGCCGAAATCGTCCGGTACACCAACCCAGAAACCCTCAGGGTATTCCTCTACACCTAGATCTGCACACTGGCCTAGCGCATTCGCGTCTTCGGCAGTGATATGACAGGTGTTGATCGTCCAGAGTCGACGAATATCTAGCGGTTCGGTCATTGCATTAGCTCCCGTACCGCATCTTCGTCGCGCGAATCGACGTCGATCTCAGTCACTGTGCCGTTCGCAATGTCGTTCGACATCACGGACAAGAGGCGCCCCCTGGGAGCTACATTGCCTTCATACTGTATAATTCCCTGAATTTGCGCTGCCTTGAGGCGTACTTTGCGCACCTGCGCTACAAGCGAAAGACAATCAGCGTCAGCCGCCTTCACATAGAAATGGTGCCGACTATCGATGACACCTTCCCACTGAGCCTTGGCTGCGACATACTGTAAGCGCGTTACCGGACCGAACACTTCCTCGGTACGCGTAGTGTGTCCGACAGAGAACTTGCCGATCGCGCCGACGAGCAGCGAAGCCAATATCCCCACGATCGCGATGACTACTAGTAGCTCTACAACGGTAAACGCTCGACGCATTTGGAGCCTCCTTTTTGCTCATGAGATCAAGATTGAAACTACCCAGCCTGCCTATCCTCGCTGAAGCCCGTGGAATCTCGAGACAGCGAGGTGTGGTTGAGTGTACTTGTAACCTGTTGTCCGACAAGGACTTAGGTCAACACCCCTCGAATGGCGGTTAGCTCTTAGAAAATGTATATCTAAGTCCTCATTACATTCGGACTTAGAAACCCGCCTCGGCCGGATATTCTATCCGTCCTTCTCCGGGGTGGTAGTTTTGAAGACTATTTGGGGGTATCGGAGAAATAGGTATCAGTGTCCTGCCTTAGCACTAGCAATTACCAGACAGACAGCTCCAGCTGTCGCCATGATACCCGTCACCCAAAAGCCCATGCACCAGGCTACCTGGCTGGGGTAAACGACAATGTTTGGCGGTAGCGTGACCTCCACGCCCTCGCTGTCATCGTCCAGGAGCGTCTCTCGTAGTTTCATCAGTTGGTTGGACACCGTCAAGGGGTCCGCGTCGGTTGGGAACGCGCGCAACTCGTCCAGCGCTGACTTCACATTGTTGTGCCAGAAGGTCACATCACAATCAGGGGTATACCACAATACGTGTGAGCGCCCTGTCGTGCAGCCGCGCCGGTTCATTCCTTCGAGCGCCGCCGTCAGCTCTGTCTTGGCCATCTCGATCGAGTTGGCATCCGCGGCGCGCTTCAGTCGCCCGCCAACATCTTGATCGAATCCGATCTCCATGACAAAGCGTGTGACTACCATGGCTAGCAGTGGTACGCACAGTACGCACCCACCAATGAACCATCCACCAGCTCCGCTACTCCGTCTGTAACTCATCGTGTATCCATCCTTCCTGTACGGACCAGATGATCCGTTCAATGTTCAAATCGTCGGCCAGCAGGACCGGCGACGGACTGTGTTCTTTGGGACGAAGGCCGCGCGCACGACAACGTGCGATCGCCTTCGGTTCTAGGTTCTGAAACTTGTATAGGTAGTCCATCGCGTCTGCGTGGTGTCGAAACACGTGCCAGCCGGATAGATACCATGTCTTAGATGTGCCGTCGCGTACGCGCTTCTTCGCGGCGACCATCCACTTGTTCACAGGCATGACCTTTGAACCGGCCAGGCCATGGAACAACGTCTTGATATTGCCATCGACGATGTCGACTATCTTGTAGACGACCTCGCCTGGTGCGGCGCTAACCCGATTGGTCATAGAACCCGGGGAAGAAGATACGTATCTCGCGCTCCGCCTCTGGCGCGCTGTCGCTGCCGTGGATGACGTTCCGGCGATAGTTCTCGCCGTAGTCTCCGCGGATGGTGCCGGGTAGCTTCTGCGGCTTGGGCGCTAGCGGCGCACCTATCAGCTCGCGCACGACCGCAATGGCATTCTCATGCCGGTGGTCAACGACCATCACCCAGCACAGTCCGCTGACCATGAAGTCGATCAGTCCGTCGATCCACGTCTCATGGGCGAACTTCTGGTAGAGATCATTGGCCTGCCGTCGCGTCATGAGGATCAGCTCGCCCTTAATGAAGAAGCAGCCGCGGTCGCGTAGCTTCGTCATAAGGATCCCGTCGATATTCCTCTCGACCGCGTCCGGCTTGATGATTACGAGGGTTTCCATATTTTGTTCTCCTGATCAAAATTGGCCGCGTCAGCCTTTACGGGTTCCCGCTGCTCTGCCGCGCCTGATCGGTGATTGTTTCAATCCGATGGTGCGTACGATCGCAGGGCAGAACTCTTCGTCCGCCCCGATCTGTGCGCGTGGGCGCACACATCGCCGACAAAAGAACGCACCATTGGCGAGCTTGCACGCAGGTGCGCCGCAGTTGCTGCAGACCTTATCGGCAAACGCTTCCGCAATCAGTTGTTTGGTACTGGCATCCGGTTCCAGTCCTTGCATTGTGGCTCTCCTTAGTTGGACGAAAAAGCCCCGGGCTGTACTTGTCCAGCTTGAGCGTAACCGCGACAGTGTTGCCGAGTTCGCTGATTGCTGTCGAAGCAGCCCGGGGCGTCCGCAGCCAGCATTAACTCCCGTCTCTGCCGGCCTTAGTTTGTAGGGAAGCGGAGCGTTCATTGCATTTGGTGGGCGTAGCGCCCCGCCTCCCTCAGGAAGTCGTCCGTTAGGACGGCTTGGGTTTCTTCTTGGGCAGAGGCGTTAGCGCCCTGACGAGCGCGGAGCCTTCTGTCCCGTATTCTTCTCGGACGGCCGCCAGCAGCTGCCCGTTAGATTCGACAAGATCCTGACGAAACTTCTCGACATCCAGCCCGCGCACGCTGTCGATCCAGTAGTCTTCAAGCTCGCACTTGAATACTTCTCGGAACTTCTTACACTTTTGCATGCGCGCGACGCCGAGCCTTAGTACCTTTTCCTTTACGCCTGGCAGGAGCTCGGGTCTTCTTGGATCGGCCGGCTGCTTTTTTGGCCTTCCGCGCTTCTTCTTTGTCCCGGGCTCGCAAGACTTTTGCGTAGTTCGCTTGGCTGTACTCGTCGAACTCCGGGAACTCGTGCGTCGGTTGCCAGTCTTTCTTGTCGTCTGATCGGAGCTTGCCATTTCGAATCCTTATCTCCGCGTCCATAAAATTACAGAAGCGGGCTTGAGTATCACTGTAGCCTCCACTCTTGTAGAAGGCCTTCCGTGATCGTGCTTCGCGTGCCTTCCATTTCTGCTTCAGCTCCCGGAACGCCGGGTGCTGCCGGTAGGAATGCTTGCCGAAGACAAACACGAAATACTTGATCGTCTCTAGAAACGTCCAGCAGACAGAGTACCGCGAGTAGTATCTGTCGTTGGACTCGTAGCTGAGAGATCCTATATACTCCCGCACAAGCTGGCGCATCGCCCACGTGGCGTGGGAGATGTCCTGGCACTTGACGGCAGCATTCTTGGCTCGCGTTGCCGCAGCCTTGCGCGCCCGCAAAACACCCTTCGGATTGTAACGAACCTCTTTGATACGCGCATGCCAGTTCCCGCCGCGCACCTGGAGCGAGCAGCCCTCTGCGGCCCAGTCGAAGCCGCCTTCGCGCGCCGGATCGTAGTCGAGCTTGCAGCGCACTGCCCCCAGCTTCTTAGCCAGGGCCAGCACTTCGAGGTTGTCGTCACCATCGTAGAACTGGTCATCCAGCGGCGACACGCGCAGACGCGTTCTTCGCACGTACGAGCCACGCTCGTACGTTCCCTGCGATTCCCGCACCACACGTGTCAGCCGCGGATCCGACGGCGGATAGCGGACGTCCAGCGCCGCTTGACAGTCCGTCAACGTCTCTCCAAAGATGACGTCGTGAATGTCATACTCCAACGCTGTCTCTTCGTCCTTGAATGACCGCCAATAGTCAGGGTTGTCTTTGTCACGGACGATTCCGACGCATGTCTCGTCTTCGTCGTAATAGCCCATACAGCTAGTTGACACCCAGCAGCTTGATGCCGTCGGCGAGCTGTCCGTCGAGCATCTCGACCAAGGCCTTGCCGTCGTCGCTGGCCATCAGGCGCTGCTCGGCCACTGCGGCCTTCGCACGGCGCTCCAAGGACGGCAGGTCAGCGAGCTTGCGCCGCTGCTCGAGCCAGTCCTTCTTGTTGGCCGCTTGCGCCTTCTCTGCCGCCTTGACTTCGGCGAGCGCTGCCTTGACGGCCGCGGACATCCGAATGGTCTGCTTGACCGTCCAGTTGATGCGCGGCTTCTCGCCGGTGATGCACAGATGGCAGTCCACCTCGCCTTGGCCGCTGCGGGCCTTCTCGCGATGACCGCCGCACTGCGTATCGACCTGCAGGCACTTGACCTTGAGCTCTTCCGCAGCGCGCGTGAGCTGCGCAGCCGCCGTCTGGAAGTGCTGGGCCGCGGCTTCGTTCAGCACGCCGTCACGCGCCAGCACCGTCTCGTTTACCGCGTCGGTAAGCTGTTTGTCGGCCTTCTTGCACCTGTTGATCTCGCCTTTCAGGTGCTCTTCGGCACGGGACATCAGAATCGCAGCGACGTCGTCCTTATCCAGGTTGACTGCCACTTGGACTAGCTCTGCGGACACGGGTAGGTTCTCTTTGTTGGCTTCCGCCATTATCTCAACTCCTGCGGTGGTTGTCGTAGCGCTTGCGCCAGAATTCCCACCATACCTCAGACTCAGTAACAAAATCATAGGGGTTCATAGCCGCAGCGATGCCGCGCGGCCCTACAACGATGACCTGATAGCCACCGCTAACCCTGATCGCCCGATCCGACACGACCACGTACTCCGTGGCTGCCGGCGTTGGCGTGAAGCGAAAGTATACTACGTCGCCTAGGCGCAGCACATGTCCATCGTGAGTCCTTACATCATCGTTCGGCAGTTTCGTCAGTTCGACGTCCGGACAGTGATTGATCTGGTACTCGGACATGGGTTCCTCCTAAATTTTAGAAATGCACCTTTGCGATCCCACGCAAATATGGTAGACTTTTAATATCGTGCAAGTGTGGCACGACGTCAGTTTCCAGTTCAGCATAGGAATCGTAATGGCCAAGAAGACTTCTGCTGCGGCCCTGAGAGAGCTCAAGACGCTTGAGCGCTACTCTAAACTCAGTCTGGACGACAAGATCCGTCAAATCCGTGACGCGGAGACGAAGCTGGATCGCGAGCGCAGTAAGCACCGCGAAACCAAGCGTAAACTCCGGCAGGCGGAGACCGATCTTACCATCAACGAAGAGAAGCTCGGTACTGTCCTGTGTATGCAGGACCACCTGGCTGATCGCAAAATCCCCGCCGCGAAGAAGCGCCGCGGGAAAGGCCAAGCCTCGGCAATCATCTGTTGCAATGATTGGCATGCCGAGCAGCAGGTTGCGCCCTCGCTGGTCAACGGACTCAACGAGTTCACCAAAGCGATTGCCAAGCGGCGCATCAAGCGCACATGGGAGCAAGCAGTATACTTGATCGAATTCGCTCGAAAGATCAGCAAGATCGACGAGGTCATCCTGTGGGCAGGTGGTGACCTCATGAACGGCATGATCCACGAGGAATATCAGCAGACCAACTGGGCTGGGCCGACAGACGCGGCCATTTTCGTACAGCAACAGCTGGTCGACGGTATTAAGTACCTTCTCAAGAACACGAAGTGCAAGAATCTGCGCTTCCTGGCGAACCACGGCAACCACGGCCGTGCCACCGAGAAGAAGCGCATCCACACGCAGTGGTCGCACTCGTGGGAGTACCTCATCTACAACAACGTGGCCCAGGCGTTCGTTGGCGACAAGCGAGTCTCGTCGTTTATTGCCGACGGGCCGCTGCTCAACACGGACATCCAAGGGCACCTGTGTCGGTTCTCGCACGGTGACACCTTGAAGTTCCACGGCGGGCAGGCTGGGCTCATGGGGCCTGCCAACAGGGCGTTGCATCAATGGAACGCGCATGGCCGCGCGGAATTGACCGTGATCGGCCATTTCCACCAGTTTCTCACAAAGCCCGGCTTCGTTGCCTGCGGTAGCCTGATCGGCTACGATCCGTATGCAGCAGCTATCCGAGCGGAGGCCGAAGCGCCTACCCAGACACTGATCGTCATGGACGCCGAGCACGGCAACATCATGACTACCCGGATCTTTTGTGAGGACAAGCCTAATGCGAATTCGCACTGGAGCACCCCCCAGTTCTGCGGCTAAACACATCTACCTGGACATGGACGGCGTGATGTGCAACGTGCACAAAGCGGTGCTGGCCATGCATGGGCGGATGGACCTGCTCGATAGGATCACCAGTCATGACATGGAAGAAGCCATGGGCATGTCCTTCCAGCAGATCTGGGGTCCTGTCGTTAAGGCAGGCTACGAGTTTTGGTACGACCTCGAGCCGTATCCGTGGACGTTCGAACTGTGGGCGTGGGCCCACGAAGTAGGCAGCGAGATCGGCATACTGAGCCGCCCGCTGATGTTCGAGTTCTTGGATGCGCATGAGGTCGGCTACTGCCTCCAAGGCAAAATGGCATGGCTGCGCAAATACTTCGGCCGTGACTTCTACGACTTCATATTCACGACCGGCAAGGGCGCAGTATCACAGCCCGGCGTCATCCTCGTGGACGACGACGCGCGCTACGAAGACGATTTCAACGCCCGCGGCGGGCGCCAGATCGTCTTCCCACAGCCCTACAATCGATTTGCCGCCCAGTGCGTAGACCCTATGGACTGCGTACGGGCGCAATTTCAACGAATCGAGGACCAAACATGAAGATTGCGGTTTGCGGCCATGGCCGCTGCGGCAAAGACACCGTCTCCAACTGGTTCGATTACAGCACATCCCTGTGCTATCATGAAAGCACCAGCCAGGCGGCCGCCGCGCTGTGTTTCTCGCAATTACGCGAGAAATACGGCTATATCACCGTGGAAGAGGCGTTCGACGATCGCCACAACCACCGGGAAGAGTGGGCCCAAATAATTTGGGCGCACAACGAGCCTGACGGTTTGACCCTGTATCGTGGTATGCTGGATACCAGCGACATCCTGAATGGCATCCGCCGTGCCGGCGAGTTGCAAGCAGTGCTGGCACACCAGATGCTGGACCTTACGATCTGGATCGAACGGGATGTCCCAAAGGATCCGTCATGCGAAATCACCATCGACGATTGCGACATCGCGATCCCGAACAACGGCACTTTGGAGGAACTGTACCAGCGCTTGGAGCGGTTCTCCAAAGTGACCGGCTTGTTCGAGCCGGATGTGCACCATCGTCAATATCGTTGAGGTGACCCGGTGGACATTGGCCTTGGTTGGTTATCGGACTTTGTGCGATGGGTGTCGCGAATCTTCCCGCGCGGCTTACACGTGGATGCCACGCAGGAAGGTGTGATGCTCACGCTCAGTAGAGCGAAGCGCATCAGGCCTGGCTTCCATATCTACTGGCCTCCCATCCAACGGCCGATGGTCCATCCGGTTAAGCGCGACTCTTTCGAAGTCGGCGTGCAGACTCTACCGCACAGATCCGAACGCCCGATTGGCATTTGCATCTCTGTTACTGTAGTCTACACGATTGGCGACATAATGAAAGCGCTGGTTGACACCTACAACTTCCCGTCGACCATCAAAGACCGAGCGCAGGGCGCTGTCATAGGCGCATGCATCGGCAAGACGATCACCGAACTAGCCGACAATCACCAGAAGATTAACGCGGCGCTAACACGCAGAATGCGTAAGGCGCTCGACAAATACGGCGTCGAAGTGGAAGAGGCATTCATGTCCGACTTCCACCTGTCCAACATGCATCGAGTACACGGCGGCACAACAGTCCTACCGATGGACGCTGCCGAGGAAGAAGAGGAGGAAGAGGAATGATGGCAAAGGCCACCGCAGACCCGCTTGCAGCTTTGAAGTCTCGTACACGGCGCGTGACCCCGAAGGTACTACGCGGCGACAGCAAGAAGCTCTGGGACGAGTTCGTCCAGAACTATGCAAACGAGGAGTATGCAGGCATCCCAATGACCGATCTCTACGAGTGGGCCAAAGAGCATTGCAAGCTGACATGCTCGCTTAGCTGCTTCCGGCAGGCGCTGATTGAGCAGGCAGAGAATCGCCCTTAATCCTGATCTTGCGGAAACGGCGCCCCAGCTGCCCATCGTGCAAACCATCATCGAGATCAACCGCCAGTAGGGCGGCGTACATGGTGGTGCGCAGATGGCGCAGCTCAATCGCAGTTTGGTCTAGCTGTCGCGACTCGTTGTCGAGCGCCACCTCAACGTCGTACTGCCGCTTCTCGCGTTCGCGAATGGTCGCCAGTCTCTCGCCTTCCTCCACCGTGAACTTCTCGATCCGCTCCTTTAGATCGGCCTCGCGGACAGCCAATTCGTCTGCGCGATTCTTGAGGATGAGCTTCTCCCGCTGCCGCATCTTCATGAATTCCGCACGATCGCGTTCGAGCTCCGTCAGCCGTTTGCTGAAATGCTCTTCGGCTTCCGTCTGCTCTACTTCATAGCGCCCAATCTTCTGGCGCCATCTACGGCGGCCGGTCTTGAACGGGCCGCCCTGTCTAAAGCGTGATTTGACACGTGCGCCAAGCGCGGCGCTGGCTTCTTTGCGGGAGCTGGCTGTAGAGCCCGCCTGATCGACGCTGTTGCACCACGTCCAGCAAGCCAGATCCTCAGCATCCTCGCGGCTAGCGAACTCGACCCACACGGCATAGCCGCTGGGGACATGTAGCGCCACCCAGTAGCGTTTGCCGTTATCGTCGGGATCGTCCTGATAAACCGCCCAGACGCCTTCTGTGCCCAGCACTGGGTACGCCAAGCGCCGTTCGCGCTTATGATTCCAGTCGATCACACGCTCGACCTCGATAGCCGGCGGACCGTAGGGGTCCGCCGGCTCCTTGGTCTTGGTCATTCGCAGTAGCCCTTAGACTTGCCCCAAGCGGCGCAGGTCTTCGACATACTGTTGTTCGCATGAAACCAGTCACGCGCCCAATCCCAGTCGTCGTTGACCAGCGTGGCAAAGTCATGCTCGTTGAGTTCGATGACCGTATCAGTGGTCAGCTCCAACATGCGGATCACGCGGTCGTAGTCGGCCACATGGTTCGCCGGCGGCCACGCGCGGATGTCCACGCGGATAGCTTTGCCGTCGCGCAGCTTCTGCGCCTCGCCTTCGAGCTTCTCTGCGGTCTTGGCGCAGAAGCCGGCAAGCGCTTCGTCGCGCATGGTTATATGCTGCTCTCGGTTCTTCCGAACGATATCAAGCAGCTTGTCACGTTCCATCGTGCATTTGATGTCCAAGGTAAATCTCCGATACGTGTCGAAACGTGCGCGCGCCAGGCCTTGTGTGTTGCCTATCGACCCGCCCATCGTTTCATATGCGTAGAATTCCAGCTTGTAGCGCGGCCCCCGAATATACATTTCGGCCGGGAGCCGCGCGCCTGGTATGCTGAATGCGCCGTAGCGATTAGGCGTTGACCAGTTCATTGAACTCGTCTTCGGTCAGGATGGTGACATCCAGTTGCCGCGCCTTAGTCAGCTTGCTGCCGGCATCTGCGCCGGCCACGAGATAGTCGGTCTTGCCCGAGACACTGCTCGAAGCTTTGCCGCCAGCATCCTTGATGGCTTGTTTGATGCCATCGCGGGTGTAGCCGACGAGCTTGCCAGTCGCGCAGATGTTCTTGCCGTCCAGCGGACGTGGTCCGGCTGGCACTACCTCTGGCGGGGGATCGCCCATGCCCGTGTTGACGCCCCAGGTACGGAAGTCTTCCAGGAGCTGTCTGTTCCCGTCATGGGCCAGCCAGTCTTCAAGACTTGCAGCCGTCTCCTTACCTATCCCCTCCAGCTCGCTCAGACTATCTGCGCTCCACGAATTGCCCAACTCCACAAAAACGTCGACTGGCTTGCCGGCGCGCGCAACCACGGCCTTGCAAATCAGCTCGGAATTGGTCCGCCCGACGTGCTTGATGTTGAGCGACGCCATCAGGCGCCACGAGGGACGCGTAGCAGCCTCGTCTATGGCCGCCAGGAGCTTTTTCGACTTCCCAGGCGTCAAACCCGGAATGGCCCCAGAATCGGCGTCTACGGTGTCGTAGAGGCACCATAGATCGGCCAGGCTTGTGAGCAGCCCACCAACTTCGCCGTTGTAATCCTCCGCCATCATCGCCTGGACGGCCTTGGGACCGAGTCCGTCGATATCCAGGCGGCTGCGGTCGGCAGCTGCGAGGATTACGGCTTCTAGCTGGGCTGGGCAGCCTGCGGTGTTTGTGCAGGACACGAGGGGACCATCGCGCACGGTGTTGGCCTCGCAGACCGGGCACTTCTCGGGCGGCTTGAACTTCCGCGGCCGTCCGGTGCGCTTGCCCGTGTGTACCCGCACCAGGTGGGGTATGATCTTCCCCGCCTTCTCCAGCGTCACAGTGTCCCCGATGCGGGGGTCCAACCGTTCGACCTCGTCGAAGTTGAACAGGGTGCTCTTCTGTACCGTAGTCTCAGCGATCTCGACGGGCTCGTAGTAGGCGACAGGCGTCAGCGTTCCTTGCTTACCGACCTGCGTCTCGAGCCGTACGATCTTGGTTTCAGCCTCATATCGCTCCCATTTGTAGGCCATGGCCCACGAAACGTGGCGCGATGAAACAGAGCCCATTGTTTCACGATCGCTGAAACAGTCCAGTTTCAGCACGATCCCGTCGACCGGAATATCAAGACCGTTGATCACGGCGACCATCTGCTCGATCTGCTTGCGCGCGACTGGATACGTCAGCGGGTTCATAGTCTCGCAGTTGCTCGGAATGCCCATCAGATGCAGCGCGTACATCGTCTCAACGAATGAGTCGTTGTAGTAGTCCGGATCGAACTGGCCGACGCCATGCGCTATGAAGTGCAGCTTGCGCTTCCAGCATTCCTTAGGGTCGTGCTGCCGCAATGCGCCCGACGCCGCGTTTCTGGAGTTCTTGAAGGGTTCCTCGCCGGCCTTCTCCTGCGCGTCCACCAGCGCGGCGAAGGCCGAGTTGGGGATATAGACCTCGCCGCGGACCTCCACGGTGCCGTCAACTTTGATCACATGATCATTTTTCGGCAGGTCGTCTCGGACGAGGCGTTCCAGCTTGCGCGGGATACCGCGGATCGACATGGCATTGTGGGTGATGTCATCACCCTTCTTGCCGTCGCCGCGGGTCACAGCGCGCGTCAGTACACCGTCGACGTAGATCAGGCTGATGGCGCAGCCATCGACCTTCCAGTCGGCGCTATATACCGGGCCTTTCTTGAGCTTATGCGACGCACGGACGTGGAACTTGTCCAACGCATCCACGTCAAAACCGTTGTCGATCGAGAGCATCGACACAGCGTGCTTGACGGATTTCAGCCCAGCGATGGGCTCGCCGCCGACACGTTGCGTGGGACTCTTCGGGTCAGCGAATTCCGGATTCTCGGCTTCCAGACGCTGCAGCTCCTTGAACTGCTTGTCGTAGAACGCATCCGAGACGACCGATTCGCTGTATGTGTAGTACATACGGTCCCATTCTGCGATCGCGTCGCGGAGTTCTTCAATCTGTGTCCTTACGTCAGGCATAGTCTTCCCCTCCTGGGAGCTTCTCGATTTTCTGTTGGATGATAAACGGCTTCTCGGCTTTGTGCCAATGCGGCCGATCCTGCAGCCATTCGTCCAGGGTCGTTGTTAGGTCGTATGCGGACCCGGCCATGGAGATGACAATTGTATCGCGCTCACCGTCGAAGAAGATCGGCCCGATGGGCATCAAGCCAGCAACCAGTGGATGTACTAGCACTTGATTCATCTGCGGCTGATACCATACGGGCAGCTCGATCTCCGTCTCGACGATTTCGCTCGTTTCTCCGTGAAGAATCACGGGCATCTGAATGAACGCCCTGTAGTGGTCGCTCACTTCTTCTTCTCCCGCTTGGGCTTCAACTTCGTCTCCTTGCTTTCTAAGCGCCGGGCAACATCGTAGTCGAGACACTCGCGGTCGTACCGAGAGAGCTCTTCGATGTAACACCGTTCGCAGCGTACGAATGGCAGCCTAGCGCCACCAGTCGTAGGATACCAATTCGTGGTCACCTCGAGACATCTCGTGCATTTCTTTGTTGGCCGCCTTAGCGGCTTGGCTACGCTTGTAGTCTGCATAAAGTGCCTCGATTAGTTGTTTGAACCGCCAACGCTGTGTGCCACACGCACACCGCCTAAGGATGTCGGGACGCCTCTGCATGATCCAGAGATCTGCAGCGTTTCTTTGTCTCGTGGACATGTATTGCGTCCAATAGTCTTCAGCAGCCTCTTGGCCGCGTGTGACCCGCATGTCGAGCGCGTTCTGTATCGACCACGGCAGGTATCTCACGGCGGGGCGTGCTGCACTCGAATCCTGTTCAGATGGCGCTGTCTGTCCATAGCGGTATCCTCCATGATGAAGGTGATTACAATACTGCGGGCGCTTCGGCGTCCACAGGTGCCTCGGCAGCTACTACCAGAGGCGGACGACTGTCGTCTTCTTCGTTCTCAGCCGGACCGTGCAGGTTTTCGGCAAGCTCTAGGCCCTCCTCTAGCCGGTCAGCTTCTCTTAACTCTTGTTCGGTCATCCTGGCGTTCACGAACTCGGCGACGGTTGGCATCCGTACCGAGCAGTTGTACATGAACTGCCCAATACCCCAGCGGTTGCCCATCCAGTCGTGATAGCGCGCGTAGAACGCTTTGGTGTGCTTGTGCGCCTTGAACGACGGCGTTGAGTGCAACGCCTCGTGCACGAGCAAATGGGCGTAGCGCATCCACGCCGTAGGCCCTGTCTTCATGTCGCGCACGTGCTCGCGGTTGATGGCTATGTAGGTCTTGCCGTCCGTCCACGATGTCAACGGACCGTACCCAAGCACGATACGCATGTCGTGGAGATTTTTACCAGGACCGCCTGGCCACGCACGCCACAGCTGATTGACGTTCTGCCGTAGGCATCCCAGGACCACAGATTCAACACGATTGAGCTGAGAGTCATCGATGATCTGCGACTTGGAATTCAGCGAGGCGACCAAATCGCCCCACGGTATGTACGTTAGCGCGTAGCGGTCGTACCCGCCGATTACGCGATTAACCAGCGCCACCAACGCTTCGCAGTTCTGCAGCCCGAAACGGGTCAGCGTGGTGTTGTCTATCACGCACGCCAGCTGATTGATGGTAATCGCCGCGACATTCGAGCGGTGCCTGTAACTGTAGTTGTCAGCGCCCCGCGGCGGGCTGGTAACTTGGCCACGGGCCACGTTGTGGACCTGCCGCACAGTAAGATTCGCACGCTGCTCAAATCGCTTGAAGAGCTGAGCATTCTTGAACTGCTGGGCTTCCAGCTCGCCGTCTTTGGCCTGGTTACAGAGCCGTACACGATCATCCTCGGTCAGCCTAACGGGCGCCGCGCGATTACCTGTCCTACGGCGCTGCGTTCCGGGCGTGGAACGCGTGCGCGTCTGCTCGGCGTTAGCCCGCTTGGTGATCTCCTTGAGCACCTTACGCCAGACAGGGCAGTCATCCATGATGTCGTTGCGCGCGAAGTTCACCTTGAGCGGCTTCTTCGTCACGACGTCACCGCCTACACCGTACTTGTACCGGTAGTAGGAGATCACTTTGATGCCCTGGTTGTACACGCGCAGGTCTTGGTTCGCCCGATACCGAATATCGGCCTCCGGCGTCTCGACGTCCCACGGTACGCGGGCGCGATTGGCGACGAACTTGTCACCGTTCAGCGTGGCGTTCAGCTCAACGTACTTGGCGTTGCTCTTGATCTCTTCCTGCAGCTGCGACAACTGGGTGTGCGACAGCTGCTTGAACAGCTCTACTGTGACACTGCACCCGTCGCGGTGGTCCAGGCCCTCGGTAAGGTGGTAGTCCAGGCCGTCGCGCTCGATGTTGACGACCATCTCGAATTCGCCTGAGCGCCAGATGTTGTGGCCGAAAGCGAATAGCTGGCCACGGCCCATCCGGAACGCTCCGAATGTCTTGTTCTCTCGTGCCTCATGCATCTTGCCGAAGACCTCGAAGAAGTCCTCGATGTCGCTTCGGGAGCGGAAACCCTTTCCGTTGTCCCGAATCGTCAGCATATTTCGCGTGAGTTCGATCTCGCATGTGGAGGCGCCTGCGTCGATGGCGTTCATGACGCCCTCGATCGTGGCTTTCCACAGGCTGCCGGCCTGACGTTTGATTATGTCAACCAGCAGTTGTTGGTCCATTTTGAAGCTACGTCGTTCTCTGCTCATTCCTCTTCAGCGAAATGCGGCGAGGCGCCCTGTTCTCGGTGGCGTCTTCTTTGACCTCCGGCGGCTCCTCGTCGTGGGTATGGTAGCGGGGGTGGCGATACAACACGCGATTCCGAACGGTTTCCTCGATCTTGACGATGTTGTTCATCAGGATTGCAGGCCCGCTTTCGGACTTGCTGTTGTACAGCATGATTGGAACCGTCTGGTCCCCGTCGCTAAGAGATATGTACCCCTCATCGTAGTCGCCCCAAGCACGCCCGGTCAGCGGGTTGCCGTAGTAGATACGGAAGCGCATCCTATCGATGCGCAGCGCCAGGCGTATTTGGAAGAAATCGATGATCGCCCTAGGCACGTGTGGGCCGTAGAGCTCAGGGTAGTACGTTGCAGCACGCAACTTAGCTCGAGAAATCGTAGATGGTAGCGTCGTCAGGGAGTCCTGGGTATCTTCCACAGAGGATCTTGAGCGCGTGTTTGTAGGTGTCGACGACATCTTCTCTGGCTTGTCTTGAAACCTCGTCCACAAGGATGTTCAGATTCACGCGGTCGCGTTCGACGTGGTGAAACGTCATGACGAAGCCGCGCTTGCGGTACTCGTCGAAAGCGGACCACAGTTCCTGGTGTGAACGTCGCGACTCGGGCCGGTTGCCGGCCGTTGCCACGATCTTGCTGTCAGTCACTATATGGATCTGCATCTGGCGGTTGACCGCCTGCAGTTCTCTTCGCCGGTGTCGTCCCGGGCCGTCTCGCCCGGTATACCAGCTCAGCGCATGCAGATACGGAAACAGCTCGCCTAGCGTCACGGTGCCAGTATTCATGGCGCCGTAGAACAGCTTGCGCGCGCCGCTGTATCTGTCGATCAGTACGGCTGCCCAGCCTGCACCCATCTTCCAGCCGAGCCCGGACCCATCACCGATGATGATGGTGTCCCACTCAGTTATCTTCAGGTGGGCGCGGAGGTCGGCCAAACTGGCCAGTCCGGGAAGCAGGTGCTTCTTGCGCTTCTTTGCCGCTGTGCGCGTTTTCGTCTCTGTTGTCACTTTGTCTCGCCCTGACCGCCTCTTCGGCAGCCCTAAAGAACTGGGAGAGTCCGCGGCCTAGCACACCCGGCAGCTCAGCTGCTGTAGCGCCCAGGCGGCAGACTATAGATGGATCTTGCAAATCTCCGAAGGCCAAATGCGCCGGCACACCCGTAAGCTCTGGGGCGTACAGCAGCGCGACGGCAGCGCCGTCCAGCTCCGGAAACTCCTCGATCAGCTGTCCGAACATTTCGTGCAGACGTGCATTGATCTCTTCGTCGAATCGCTTACGTTCCGCCATCCGGCAATCGCTCCTTAATGAACCGCAGGATCTCAGCCCCTACCGCATCCCAGTCGAAGTATGGCCGACGGCCGTCCTCTGGGAAGATCAGCGGAGCGCCAGCTGCGGCGTCGTCGATGTAGTAGTGCGCGTATGCCTTGTTCGAAGTCGTCCAAGGTTGCGGGTTCTCATTCAGCAGATCGAACTCGACGCCGACCGATTCGCAGTAATCGACAGCCTCGGTCAGCACACTGCCTTCTACCTGATTGTCGCTCCGCATGGTCCAGAGGATGAGGGTCGCCCCTGCTTCCTTGAACTTCTTCAACCACTCCAGCGCCTGCGGCACGGGTGGGCCAACATCGGGGAATCGATGCTCTACGATCGTGCCGTCGAAGTCGACGGCGATATACACCTTACGTCCTGGCATTTTGTTCCTGTGATCAAGTTTCGTCCGGGTCGAATATCTCTCGATTCTCGTCCAGGACATCCAGCCGCCGTAGCGGCATGGCCTCAGCGCGGCGCTTGGCCGCGTCTACGTCCTCAGTGTCAACGACTGCCAGGGCGTCCATCGTCACGCGTACGGGTATCTCAAAGGTAGGCATCAGTCGTTCTCCGGATCGTTGTCGATCGGCAGCGCTGCGGTGAGCGAGCCAATCAGTAGTGAAACACGGGTAGCCGCCAGGGAGTAGACTGGCAAGTACCAGACTACGTCCCACGGCGGCGACAGCCATAGGCTTGGTACGTAGAACAGCACCACGAGCCAGAAAGCAGCATGGTACGACAGACAGACGCGGCAGTTGACGAGCCAGGCCAGCTTGGCCCAGAACCAATCCCGCCGCGGCCGTTCGATCGGCTCCGCCATGACCGATATCCAGTCACGGAACTCTTCGAATAGCCCGCCTTTGTGCAGCCAGGCGTTCGCGAGAGCGCCCGTAGCAAGAAAGAGTACCACGAAGTCTAGCAGGTGCATGTCCTATTTTCCTTTACGTCGACCTTGTCGTCGATCCTGGTCCGCTTGTGCGAAACCTTTGGCAGCATGGAACGCCATGAATAGCGCGCCACCAACGATCAGCAGCGGTATCAGCGACTCGATGCCAGCGATCATGAATGCGATCAGCAAAGCAATTGCGAGCATACCGGCTGCCATTTTCGCCCACTCGTCGAACATGAGTTCAGCCCTCTCAAGTCCATACGGTCTGGTCAATATTTACAGCGAACCCCGCTGGGGCGCTACTTTCGGTCTTCGCATTCACGCAAGACCTATGCTATCTTGCTATAGATAGCAAACCACCATACAAATTACCCAGACCACCAGCAGAGCGATCCAGAACTTCTTCGTATGTGACCAGACATGACCACAGTATCGTTCGAAGGACTCGAACTTTTCCAGGTCATCACTCTTAGGACCATCCTCCATGTCTTCTGACTCTCCAGTCTTCGACGAACCGATTGCGCTAGAAGGACTCCTGGCGCAAGCGAAAACAGTGTTCAATCCCGATGAAAACTCTCGAATAACGTCCACCGACCAGGTGGCCGCCTACAATAAGCTGTTGCGCACAGGCCAGGTAGATACCCTGGCGCACGCGCTACCGCTTATGTTGAACCTCAAGGGTAATCCGTACACCCTGAACGACCACTTTCCTTTCGAGGAAATCTTCCGGTTCCACATGCCGTCGGCGCTGATCTACAAGACCGGCCGGCAGGTGTCCAAATCTACATCTCTGGCAGCGCACGGCGTCGTTACGTCGATCTCGCTGCCGAACATCACCACGCTGTACGTCATGCCGCTCTTCGAGCAGGTGCGCCGTTTCAGCACGATGTTTGTGCAACCATTCATCGACCAATCGCCGGTCAAGAAGCTCTGGACGGGCACGGACACCGTGAACAGCGTGCTCCACCGCAGCTTCCACAACCATTCGAAGATGCTCTTCTCGTTCGCGTTCCTGAACGCAGACCGTATCCGCGGTATTTCCGCGGACAAGATGGCGGTCGACGAAGTCCAGGACATGAACCACGAGCACATCCCCATTATACGCGAAACGATGTCGGCAAGCCCGTGGGCCTTCCGACAATTTACCGGAACGCCCAAAACGCTCGACAATACGCTGGAAGCGCTCTGGGGTGAGTCGTCCCAAGCAGAGTGGTTTGTGCCGTGCATGCACTGCACGACCAACGGCGCGCCGACCTGGAACATCCCCACAATGGAGTTCCACCTGGAGAAGATGATCGGGCCCTACCGCCCAGACATCTCCGAGGCGCATCCGGCAACGATCTGCCACAAGTGCGGCAAAGCGATCAGCCCACGCCTCGGCCGGTGGGTGCACAGATACCCTGATCGGATTTGGGATCAGGCGGGCTATCACGTGCCGCAGGTCATAATGCCGCTGCACTATGCGAAACCTGACAAGTGGGCAGAACTACTTGCCAAGATGGCCGGTAAGGGCAACACCCCGCTGAACGTGTTCTTCAACGAAGTGCTGGGCGAATCGTACGATACGGCAGCCAAGCTCGTGACGCTGACCGAGATCGACGCGGTGTCAAACCTTGGCGAGAACACCATCAACGCAGCGCGCGCCCGCCGGGGTATGTACAGCATGGTTGTGCTGGCAGTCGACTGGGGTGGCGGCGGTGAGAAGGGCCTGAGCTTCACGACGGCTGCCGTGTTGGGTATGCGCCGAGACGGCACCATCGAGGTCATCTACGGCAAGCGCCTGCTGACGCCACACGACCACCTGCGCGAGGCTCGAGAGATCAAGCAGCTCTGGGAGATCTTCAAGCCCACGATACTGGCGCACGACTACACAGGCGCCGGTGCGCTCCGCGAGACGTTCCTGATCCAGGCTGGTGTGCCCACGCGGGCCACGATGCCTTGCCAGTACGTCCGCTCGGCGTCGCAGCAGCCGTGCTACCACGTGGCGCCTACGCTGCAGCACCCACGCTCGCACTACCGCGTTGACAAGAGCCGCTCGCTGTTGCTCACCTGCGCGATGATCAAATGCCGACGGCTCAAGTTCTTCAACAAGGACCACAATAGCAAGGAAGACCCAGGACTCATCTGGGACTTCTTGGCCCTGGTGGAAGACAAGGTCACCACGATGGCTGCGGGCGAGATCTACCGGATCACGAAGCAGCCGGGCTTCACCGACGACTTCGCGCAAGCTGTGAACCTGGGATGCGTCGCAATGTGGTATCGCACCCGCAGATGGCCAAAGCTTGACGAGATCGCCGAGTACGCCATCACGGACGACCAGCTACGCGCGTCGGTGCCGCAGCACGACTCCGACTGGGACGACGAGCTACTGCCAGGCTAGTCATCCCATTCCTCGATCCGGTAGCCAAGGAACTCGAACAGCTGATCGTTGGGCTCCCTGTAGACGTCCGCCAGCCGCTGGCGCATCTTAGCGCGCATAGGCGGATACTTCCGTCGGTAGTTACGCGTATGGGGCAGCTTGCACCCAGCCAGCCCAAGCCACGCGAAGACGTCGTTCGTGGTGCGGGCGCTGTCAATACGCATGCGCTCGTTCACGATGATTAGCTGTTGCTCACGTGGGTAGAATTCCGTGAGTACCTTGAGTTGTTTAGCGTACAGCCCGCGTCGGATACAATCGAGCTCGCCGCGCAGCGTAAGCTCTTTGTCGACATCCGGCAGCTCTTCGTTGATAAACTCGCGGAACGAACGGCCTTTTGCGCTGCCGCCGCGCCGTGCTAGTTGGTACTGCGAGTAGCACCGATCAATCGGGTTACGTAGCACCATGATCAGCTTGACCTGCGGCAGCACTGTATGCATGCGGGCGATGTGCGTCCGGTGCAGCATGTATCCGGGTGTCTTCTCGCCGCAGACGCGTCCGCGACTGCCGTTGAACTGCCGTACGTACCAGGCTACGCCGCGGTCCCAATGCATATCAAAGAAGTGCAGCTCCTTGCCTGGAAAATAGACGGCAGGATGTTGCTGCATATTGGACACCAGCGCGGTGGTGCCGCACTTCTGCGCTCCCGCTATCACAAAGTATGGTAGTTGCATAGCTACTCCTGGTTAAGGTCCGCCATGATCGTTGCACGCGCATAGGTACCTCCTTATGCATGAAAAAAGCCCCTTTCGGGGCTAGGTGGCTGGAGGGATTTGAACCCTGCTCCTTCAGCGCCACAAGCTGACGTGCTGCCTGGTACACCACAGCCACAGTGGCCCCACTAGGAATCGAACCTAGACCTGACGGTTAAGAGCCGCCTGCTCGACCTTCGAGCTACGGAGCCAATTTTGTTCATATGATCAAGATCCGCCACACGGAGTTGAACCGTGTCCTCCGGCTTACCATGCCGGGCTCGTACCAGTCCGAGCTCTGGCGGAAAACAGCCCTAAGATCCGAGGGCAGGAATCGAACCCGCACCTGCTGAGTACGAAACAGCTGTTCTGCCGTTAAACTACCCCGGATCATCAGCGGAAGAGTATCCAAAACATGCCCAACACCACGATCCCAACAATGACATCGCGCGCTACGTCAGGCCAGGTGGTGGCCTCCGCAAGCAACATTTCCATGACAAACCTCCTTTGTTAGTCAGTGGTCCCACTAGGAATCGAACCTAGACCCGCTGCTTAAAAGGCAGCAGCTCGACCTTCGAGCTATAGGACCGTAAGTAGCGGTGGACGGATTCGAACCGCATCTTCCGCAGGGGCTACCCACGGCGCTCTACCTGACGACTACCGACCCCGCAGCCCGTGGATGTGACGTCACCATCCGGGACCCGATCGCGCAGACGAATGTTCACGCCCTCGACGTGTACTTTGTCTCAGACGCTTCATTTGAGCTACACCGCCATAAGACGGCCGCTAGGACCACATCTTTCCTGAATGCGTTATTTCAGCACGCAGCCAAGTCGCTCCGCTCGGGGTCGAACCGAGACCACTGGATCATGACTCCAGCACACTGCCAATTATGTTACGGAGCAGTCGGATGCCTGGGTTTCGAACCCAGCTCGGGGGCCTTATAAGAGTCCCCTAGGTCCCAAGCCTGCATCCATCATAGCTTCACAGCCCAAGTCGTGTCCTCGAATACGTCGACGCGGTCCGCGAATTCCCTATCTACTGCTTTCATCACGCCACGGAAGCGCTTGTCGTAGTCATGCCCGGCGATGAACCGCGTGCAATGCGGCAGCCACAGCTTGATTTGCCGTGACACAGCTGCGTCCGTATGCACAGCGTCGATGTACACGCCGTCGACCTTACCGATGAACGGTTCAACGTCCATGTCGAAGGCGTTTATCAGCATGACGTTACGCTGATTGTACGTGTTCTTGTGGGCTTGCGCATGCGCCCAGCGCATGTCGCGCGGATGCATCTCCGCACCGACACAGTCGCCAAGCGTTTTGTCGATTGTTAGTTCCCACGGATCGACGCCGAGCACGTAGTCGAAATACTTGGCGTGGACTAGTGTGCTTTCGCCCTGCCATACGCCCAATTCGACCAATGTTCCACCGCCGTACTTACGGCCAAACGCGTGCAGGCCTTCCGTTAGGCCGGGCGCGGCGCGCATGCACAATCTAGGATCGTCGAGCTTGTTCTTTGTCATTTGTTCCTCCAGTAGGCGATGCAGGACTTGAACCTGCCGCCTCCACCGTGTCGAGGTGGCGCTCTGGCCTGATGAGCTAATCGCCTGCGGATCCGGTAGGGGCTTGCCCGGGGCGGGGCCCCTAGGCCGGACTTCGAACCCGTATTATCGCTCCTCCATTCCCCTAGTTGTTAAGGAGTCCCGGATCAGTCTGGGTAGCAAGATTTGAACTTGCGTCCTCGCGGTCCCGAACCGCGCGCTCTGCCAGGCTGAGCTACACCCAGATTACAATTCTTGTATGCGTTCCTGCTTGAGCCACTTGCGTAGCAGCGCTTGCTCGGAATGCGCGTCGTGTCCTTTGAAGTTCGCATTGTACCCGAAGCAGGCGATCTTTATCGTCCAGTACGTGTACGCCGGATTGTCGACCAACCACTTCAAGATCCAAACGCCCGCGCTCGGATTCACGTTCTGCTCTACACCGAAGTTGCGTTTGTATCGCCGTACCCACGCGCAATGGCGCCTGTCAACGAATTCTACGCGCGATTCTTTGAGCGCCGGATAGCGTTTGAAGAACGGACAAAGGTCCATCTTGGTTAACTGGCTAGGCCGGAGCTTTTCGCGCTGTGACGGCATAATCCACAGATGCGGCTGCGCTTTCACGACTTCTGGGACGAGCCTAAGGCGCCCCATCGCTATCAACTCTCCATGGCCTTTCGCTGCACCACGTAGCGCCAGGTGTGTCGTACGTTTGCCGATCAGCCCGGTCTCGTAGAACGGTGTCGTCTGGAAGCGCGCAACAGCGTCCGCCGCATCTATAGCTGCGGACATGTCTTCGGACGGCTTGCTGTTGCCGACTACGACGATGGTTTTTGACATAATCCGGCTCCAACGTGCTCCGCAAGCTCCCAGTCAGCCTCGGTGTCAATGTCGACCAGTTCGGTGCCGCGCACTTCTTGGAACCATGGATGGAAACCGATGCGCCGTCCGTGCTCACGCATGAAAGTGCGCCGAAGAATCCAGAAGCCATCCGACTCAATGAAGATCGGCGCTTGCGTTTGCGTCGGCGGACATGTACGTGGGTCGTGGTTGATTGACTGGTAGTGGCAGTTCCACAGACGTCCGCGGACGGCTTGCATGCTGGCGGCCGAATCAAAACCGCTAGCGATGACAGCATTCATGGCGGTGCGGATACTGTCCACGCGAATGAACGGCGACGTCGCGTTCTTGATGCAGCACCACGTCGCTTTCTCTGGAACGGCCGCCAGCATATCGCGAAACATTCTGTTGCTGTCCTGTATCTCCATGACGGTCCGCTCGGGATACAGCACGACGTCGGACGGGACGTGATCCATGATGGCGGGTTCGCCGTAGACGCCGATCTCGTCGATAAGACCCTCTTCACGCAGCTGGCGTAGCGGTTCCAGCGTCCATTCGTACAGCGGGCGTCCGCACAGTTCGCGGAAGTTCTTGCCGGGCACACGCTCGCTGCGCATCTTCAGGGGTGTGACAGCTATTCGCATGGTATGTCTCCCATGTTACCGATCGGGTGCAACCGGCCGCCACGCACCCAACGTTTCAGCAGCTCACGCTCCAGGCCTTCTGGATGATGACCGCGAAAACCGCCCGTGAAGCCGGTAACCTGTATGGTATACTCTGCAAACTCCGTTTGCGATAGCAGCCATTGTAGCACCCATAAGCCGCCCGTTGGCTCCACATGGCCTTTGAAGCGCCGTCGCCTCCAAAAGTATGCTTTCAGCGCCGTACGTGCTGACATATCCACGAAGCGTATCGGCAGCTCGCTCATCTGCGGATAACGTGCGAAGAAGGGCGCAACCTCGACGTGATGCAGATTGCACCACGACAACTTACGCGGCGCATGCATGCCCCAGCCGTCGCTGCGCATGACCCACAGCTCTGGTCTGGCAGCTAGTGCCTCCTGCGATAGGGGCAGCTTGCCTGTACTCAGATCTTTGCCAGTCCCTGTCGAGGCGCCGCGGAATGCCAACGCCGTTGTCTTAGTGCCGGTCAGCCCTAACGGGTAGTAGAAAGCCATCTGGAAGCGTACGACTTCGTCAGCGTCGTCGATGATCTCCGACAGGTCGACAGTCGGCTCAGCGTTTCCGACGACTACCATAGTCTTGGCCATGACGCCTCCGTGCGAGTGCGCGCAGTCAGGATTCGAACCTGCATTTCTCCGTTGGCTACACTTAGGTTCCGGCAGCGCTACCTTTCCCGTTCTCGCCCGCGGTTGACTGTCCAATCAGCCTATACGCGCGAAGTCTAAGTGGCAGGATTCGAACCTGCGGCCTTCTGGCCCCCAGCCAGACGCTCTACCAGACTGAGCTACACTCAGATTAGCCAATCGTTTTCATCCTGCATACGCTGGATTTTCTTGGTCTGCTTGATATGCCAGTTGTAGTGGCACATATAGCGATTCTCGCTCAGCTGACTGTTCAGCTGGTACCACCCAGACGGGTACATCAGCGGGTCCAGCATGACCATGTCCACGACATCAGGCTCTTTCCGCAACCTGTGCTGGATACGCATCTGATCGTCGCAGTATTGGCGGCGCCGGCGGTACTTAGGCAGGTTCGCAGGGTCCAGCAGGTCCAGCGTCGCTGGCGTCGGTGCCGCGGCGAAGAATCCTGCGCACACCTTGTTGTCGCCGTCCGGACAGTCACGTTGGAAGACGATGTCGTGGCCTTCAAGCGTGCGCTCCAAATCCTTACGCGGATCACGGCGGAAAACGACGTCGACGTCGGTCCAGATGACGACCTCGCCTTTCAGAAGCTCCTTGCGTACGAGCCTGACCTTCTGCATCATCATCTGTTCGAACAGCTCGGTACCGTACGGCTCGCCGTGCACCTGCATATCGTGGATCTCGATGCCAACGCCGATGCGCTTCAACGACGCGAGCATGTTTTGCACCAGCGGACCCACTCTTTCGGTGCACATCGAAATCAATTTCATAGGTGAAGTACCCTCGGTAGGATTCGAACCCACGTGGAACGGTGTAGAAAACCGTGGCCTATCCTCTAGGCTACGAGGGCATTATAGCAGTCACCCTACCTGGGGTCGAACCAGGGCCTCGGCCTTCGGAGGGCCGCGTCTTGTCCTCTCGACTATAGGGTGGTTTGTGGCGGGCCGGGGCCGCAAGCAGGCCACCGGCAACTTTCATGAGGGGTCCGCGTCAAGTGCATAACAGACTCCTTCCTTTAGAACAGGTGACCAAAAAGTACGGGCGGTCGGTTACGATCCGACGATCCTAGCGTGGAAGGCTAGTGTGTTGCCAATTACACCACACCCGCAGACTGTCTTCTTGGCAATAATTTGATACCAAGCTGGCGACAACGCTTCTTGATGGCATTGTCGCTTACGCCGAATAACCGCCCCACAGCCGTATACGTATTCGAAGCAACAAGCTGTTCGAGCTCTTCTCGAGACGGATCGAAGCGTTTTTGTTCACCGTTATGGCACATACGGCTGCAATACTGCTGCTTCTTTGGTTTCTCTACGCCGCACACAGGGCAAGCATCAAATTCGCGTTGGCGCAGCGTCATCACGTCGGCATAGTCTTCGTTAAATCGTGGATAGTTCGCTGGAAGCGCCGCGACGCCGGCGTGCAATTCCCGATGGCAGCGGCAGCAAAGCAATACACACTTGCGCGCCTCTCGTACGATCTTTGCCCACGCGTAACCGTTGCGCATAGCTACGCTGAGCGCTTGATCCTTATCCTCCACGTGATGGTAATCGAACGCCGCGCGGCAGGCGTCGTAACCACAGATTGCGCACTTATTGCCAAATGCAGCAGCAAGGTACTCCCGCACACGTTGGCGCCATCGCTTTTTTCTATCTGGTTTCAT